TATCAGATAGATTACCATCCTTAACAAGAACCACAATCTCTGCTTCTAATGGATGAAGACCTTGAAGTATGTTAATAAACATAGACTCTCTACGCATATTATTCATAGCATCATTACCACCTTTTACAAAGTGATAGAAATTCTTAACCTCTCTTCTGATAGTCGTTCTACCTTGAGTATCTGATACACCCATAGAGAATGAACCAGTCTCATGCATGGAACGAATGTCCTCTTGCAATTTGGTAGATAAACTTCCACTATAAGAAGTTTGATCACCATAAGATTGATAAGGTACATCACCTTCTGGAAGTACAGATTCAATTACTGTATCAAAATTCCATAAGAACAATGTCCTAAGATGGAACTCATCATACTTCCTTAGAACCTCAATCTTCTTTGCCTTTGTCTTTTGTTTTGATACTAAATCAAGTACCTCAAAGACAAAAGGTTTCTTTGGTAGATTAGGAATAGGAACAGCAGCTTTAACTACTCTTGGTTTCCTAGTCGTTGTCTTCTTCGTCGTCGTCATAACTTTCAAATCTAAATGCTACAATTTCATCTGGGAGTAAATTACCGTTAGTATCAAACATCTCAGGATGTGGTCTTGGTATCTCTCGATAGTTTAACATATAATCTCGTGCTACCCACCCAATTAATCCCCCAACAAAAAAGAATAATAAAGATATTGGTAATACTAAAACTAATATTGTGTCGAGAGTCATTGTCCTACTTCCTATGGTAATGGTTTTGCTGGTACGCTTCTTCTTACCTCCGTTAAGTATAAACTCAACACCACGATTGATGTGTTCTTCGGTTTTATTTATAGTTGCCATTCAAGTATACAATATATGATTAGGATTGTCAATCAGACTATGTTCTTCTCCTTTAAATATTTAACAGTGTCCGTACATCCACCAAGATTATCTCCATTCAATACTACTTGAGGGAACGTAGCACCTTCTCCAAACTGACTATAGAATCCATCTCTATCAAAATCTTGTCCCAAATTATAAACAACATGATTCAATTCAGCTAACTTCATCACCTCTTTAATCTTCACACAATATGGACAACCATCTCTAGTATAAATTGTATAATTCTGCATGGTCAATGTAAAAAAATTATTTAGATGTGTAGTCTATCATACATCAATCAAAAAAGAAAATATGAAACAGTCTTGAATCTTCTTTGTTGGTTCCAAAATATTTTGATGCTGCATGTATATTTTGTGCGTCAAAGATAACCAATCTATTGAATACATTACCAATAGAATCTACTAACTTAAACTTCGTACCATCATAGAAACCACCATCAAATACACCTTCATAGTTTTCATCACTCGTTCTCATTACTCCATTGTTAGTAGCATATAATGATGTACCACATTCATATGGAGCATTAGGATGTAGGTATACCATTGCTGCCCATGACTGTCCATCATTATGGTAAACAATAGGGTCTTCAGGAATACAATACTGGAATCTACCACACATACCATGTGATTCCCATTCACGTATCTTAATACCCATGATACGTTCAAATGCTTCCTTCGTACCAGGAACAGAGAACTGTTCTTCAGTACGTCTTCCTTTATAGTATCTCAAATCCTCCTTTAAGTCTTGCTTTAATGCAAACTCTCTAACAGCATAAGGATCTTTATAAAAATTATTAACAACCCATACAGTTTTCTGGGACTGTTGATTTATTGATGTGACTGGAATTAATTTCATGTATTTTCGCAAGCAACTTCGTGAAGATATTTACCATAGGTTCCTGAGTCTGGATAGAAATTACTATTGATTAAGAAATAGTAAGTAGGAAATGGTAACTTCCTAGACTCATCTACCAACCGTTCAGTCTGCTCCTTCATAGAAACATAGTCACCCATATCTTTATAGCATTCAGCAAGACAAACTATATGTTCATTCCTAACTGGACAGAAATCCTGTGCTCTTATACAACAATCCATTGCCTTCTCATAGTCACCAAGATATCTGTACAGGTCACCCATAGCATAGAAACTAAAGTATGCCATCTCATTAATCCCTTTAGCATATCCAAGTTCTCTATAATTCTGAGTGTAATTAACGTACTCATCATAATAAAAGATTGCCCGTCTAGCATACTCTTTAGCATGATTCACACCAAGAGGATATATTTCCTCATTGATAGCATCTTGATAACTCTTAGCAACATAAAAGAAATGATATGTGTCTGTTAATAAATCTCCTTCACGTATATGTTTCTCTTCTAGTTTTAATGCATCAGAAAGATACTTTGTAGTAACACTATATGTTTCACCATCATTGGTTCCAACATGTCTAATACCATTTGGCAAATCATATCGTTCAAATGCTTCACCAACTCCAGGTATATCACAAACAATACATTCATGTGCTAGATCATGCTTAAAATGCCAAGGAAGTTTTGCGTTCCACATCCAAGCACGATAGTAAATACATCCAGGATTGACTGCTGTAATATGAAAACTCTGATGGGAAGTATCATTAATCGGTGTCCAATCGAAATCATCATCGACTTCTAGGTACTCATCACAATCCATCTTAAGTACCCAATCACATCCATGTTCAGTGTTAAGGCACTTCTGTAATAAGTGGTCTCTATTCCACCCAAAACTTACCCATCCTTCCTCTACTTCATAGATGAATCCAGGTATATCTTTATCCTTAAAAAATTCTCTTACAATATCAGCAGTACCATCAGTAGAACCATTGTCCTGCATAACATAATAGTCAATGTACTTATAGCAAGACTCAAGCATCCTCTCCATAACCGATGCTTCATTCTTGAACATCGTTATCATTGCTATCTTTACTTGCTTGTCCATATCACCCTCTCTTTAATAAAGTCCAGAATTTCTGAATCATTTTCTTGTTCCTTGGTAGGAGCATACAAGGCTCTCTTTCTTGGGTCAACGTCCTTTGGTGGGTTTGCCATATAATATACAGCAATACTCTTTCTATATGTTCCTTCTGGACAAGTTATAGGTTGTGGTAAACCGTGCCAAGAATTCTGTGTTGTATCAAAAAGTATAGCACGATTAAACTTATTGTCAATAGTAACTTCCTTCTTCAGAGGTAGATTTGTTTCTGAATTATGAGACCAGAGTTCCAGTCCACCACCCCATGATGTATCCCAATCCTCCGTTAGATATACTATTAAGTTTAACTTCCTCTGCAAATCCATCTTGGGATGTGTAGAATAATCAAGATGAATATTCAACTTACCACCACGAGAATGCATATGCCATCCACCACCATGTAAACCTATATCAGGATACAAATACTTAATGCCAGTGAGTTCACAGATAGTTCCTATAAATTCAGCAGAATTTAAATGAGCAAATACCTGATAAGTTAATGCAGGAAATTCATACCAATGATTCTTTGCTTTCTTATTCTCTAATGGATTGTTATACCAATGCCAATTAGGTTCATTATAATCTGGGAACTCTTTAGAGAGTTGTCTTGCCATTTCAATTGGAAAGAAGTCATCAAGTATCCAATGGTCATATGGGTTCATCATATTCCAAGTTCTCCAGGGAAACGTTCTTCATCCTTGATTGCTATTAACCAAGCAGTCACAACTGGAATCTGTGGTGCCATCTCCCACGTCTCTAATCTATATGTCTGGAATCTTATATCACTATTCCTAATGAACACTGCCTTGTCACGATTAGTATAGTACCAGAAACTATGTTCGTTCCAGAAGCTAACGTGAGTTGGGTCTTGCCATGCTCCTCTACCATCAGTAGAAGGGACTTCAATCATTGCCCAACCACCGTGTGCCAATACTCTATGAATCTCACGCATCGTCTTTATAGGGTCTTTAAGATGCTCTATAACGTGACTAGCATTAAGAACACCAACACTATTATCTGGTAAAGGTATACCCTCATCCAAGTTACAAATTATATCCGCATCTGCCTGGTCAACAGTCATATATCCTTCTTTAGGATACAGTCCACCACCCATATCAATCTTCAGTAATCCTCTATCATCAGCATCTTTCTCTGCTAACTGGAACGCATACTTATGACAAAGTTCACGAGTGATCCTTTGTATTGCTTCGTTCCTTTCTAACCATGTATTATCACCAGTCACCCTGTAAATATACAAAGGTTTAGCAATATGATGCATCTTGGCAACAAGATAAGTACGAATCATTAAGTCATGGTCATCACATATACTTAACTCCTCATCATGTCCACCAACACTAGTATAAACATCCTTCCTCCAACTTCTTACGTGGTCTGGAGCATACCATATGAATGAAAGACTTTGACTGGATGGTCTCCAGGAATCCATCACAGTATATTCTTTACCCCTAAACTTATATGGTTCAGGGTACTGTGTCCATCCGTGTTGAGAATTATATGGGACAAAATCATCCTGATACATTACAACATCACTAAAAGCAAAACCTACTTCGGGGTCTTGGTATGCTATGTTTAATTCTTCTAGACAGTCTGATGTAATTAAGTCATCAGAATCTATCTCCACTAGAACATCACCAGTCCCACAATGAAATGCCTGATGCTTATGATATCCTACATTCTTTGATTCATTTTCAGTTCTATAAACAGTTACTCTCTCATCAGCAATTATATCTTTATCTAAATCAGATTCTTTAAGTTCATTATTCAACCACAGAATCCATTCCCAATCCTCATATGTCTGGGCAACTATACTATCATATAACTCTTTAATATAGGGTGTCTTCTTATGAGCAGGAGTTATAATACT